CTCCCCGCCACGATATAAGTATCTGATATATAGTTTGTTTTTGTCCTTCGACTGATACGAATTCCTGCGCACATTCCGGGGCTTTTCGGCACGCGAAGAAACGGCACGTTTGTACAGAGACGAATTGCTCCCACATCGAAGGCGTTTGCAGCGGCGAGTCTCATTTGCGTAATTTTGGTGGTGCGGGAGTCTCTCGCTCAGGTGCAGAATTCCTGACAAGAGAGCCAGATTCGAACAAGAGACCGCTTCATGTGCACATTCGCAGATCGTGCTGTCGCAGATGAAGCAAGATGCCGGATGCGGCTTTGAATCGAAGGACTCGGGATGCGACGTGAAAGGCGTTGGCGCCGCGCCAGGCGCGTTTAGTAGTCTCTTGCGCAGAATCAGAATTTAGGTGAGAGGCAACAGGCACAACTAGGGATCGCCGCCGCGTGATACATTCTCCCGTCGATCGGTCGGATGACCAATGCTCGCACCCTTGCTCACGCCGCATGGTTTGCTGACGCTCGCGACATCACCGGAGGCAGCCGACGAGAAGGCGGCATTGGAACCCGCGCGCAGCGCGCGGTTGGAGCAGGCGTTTGCGCGCGGCTCGGGACACGGCATTTTGTCCCTGGGCGCCGACGAAGTCGGGACGACGCTGCCTCCCACGCTGTCCTACTGGCGCACACTCGGGGCGCGCTACGTGGCCGCCTTGTGCGCCTTGCCCGGCATCGGCGAGCGAAGCAAACGGCCGGTGCCGATCGAGGCGGCGGGCGAGTTGGACACGATGGTTGCGGCCGTTCCGCCCATGACCGGCGCGGAGTACCTGACGACGGAGGTCCTCGCCAATCTATGGCGAGACATGGATCAGGCCTTCGATGCCGAGTTGGCTCAGTCAACGCTCACCGTGCAGGCGTTCCTTAGGACTCGTCATCCGGCGTGGAATCTGGTCGGGCGAGTTCATTTTAACCTTGCGGAGAATAGGAAGGACGAGGACGCTCCGTTCGCGTTCCTAGCGACCTATACGACACGGCTTTCTGCCGAGGCCAAACCTCAGCATTTGCCACTCAGCAAGGCCATGCAGGAGTATGCCGGCGCAAGGAACCGCGAACGCCTCCTCTCGCTGTTGATGCCCGTTCAACGCGCCGCCGAGCATTGCCCTTGGCTGAAAGCCATAGTCGACGGCGGCGAGATCTATCACCCGTTGCGCTTCAATCCGCAGCAGACCCTACAGTTCCTGCGGGATGTTCCTGCACTCGAAGGCGCTGGCGTCGTCGTGCGGATGCCGGCGACCTGGCGCATGAACCGCCCCGCCCGTCCGCAGGTCACGGCAACGGTCGGGAGCAATTCGCCGTCGCAACTGGGGATGGATGCATTGCTCGACTTTCGGATGGATGTGACGCTCGATGGCCAAAGTCTTACGCGTGCCGAAATCAAACGGCTGCTCGCGCACACCGACGGGCTGGTCCTGATCCGCGGCAAGTGGGTCGAGGTCGATCGCGAGCGATTGAGCCGCACACTCGAGCAATTCGAGGCGATCGAGCATCGCGCGATCAGCGATGGCCTGTCGTTTGGCGAGGCGATGCGCATGCTGGCCGGAGCCGGCATCGCGGAGGGTGCGGCTGCTGGCCAATCCGATGATGCCTGGAGCGAGACCGCGGCCGGTCCTTGGCTGGCCGAGACGTTGCGCAACTTGCGCTATCCCGGCGGGCTCGCGCGTGTCGACCCTGGCCGTTCGTTCCAGGGTACGCTGCGGCCCTATCAACTTACTGGCGTGCAATGGCTCCATCTGCTCACACAGCTCCGGCTCGGGGCGTGCTTGGCCGACGATATGGGGCTGGGAAAGACCATCCAAGTGTTGTCGCTGCTGCTGGTGCTGAAGAACTGGGCCGCAGAAAAGCGCAAGCCTTCCCTGCTTGTGGCGCCCGCCTCGCTGCTCGCCAACTGGACCGATGAGATTGCCCGATTTGCGCCGAGCCTAGACCTAATTGTCGCCCATCCATCAGCGATGCCCGCCGAGAAACTGGCGAAAGTCGGCACCGACAATCTGAAGGATGTGGACCTGGTCATCACGAGCTACGGTTTTCTGAGCCGGCTGCCATCGCTCCAAACAACATCATGGCGACTGGCGATCCTTGATGAGGCGCAAGCCATAAAGAATCCTGCCGCCAGGCAGACCAAGTCGGTCAAGCAGCTCAAGGCCGAAGCTCGCGTCGCGCTGACCGGCACGCCAATCGAGAACCGGCTGAGCGATCTGTGGTCGATCTTCGACTTCATCAATCCCGGCCTGCTGGGATCGTCGAAGGAGTTTTCATCCTACGTCAAACGCCTCACCGACCGGCCTCAAAACCCTTACGGTCCGCTCCGCGATTTGGTGCGACCCTATATTTTGCGACGCCTGAAGAGCGACAAGAGCATCATTGCCGACCTTCCAGACAAGACCGAAGTCAAAACGTACTGCCCCTTGAGTCGCAAACAGGCGGCGCTCTACCAACAGGCCGTGGAGGATTTGGCCCGCCAGCTCGAAACCGTCGACGGAATCAAGCGTAGAGGCATCGTGCTCGCGTTCCTCATGCGCTTGAAGCAGATCTGCAACCATCCATCGCAGTGGCTCGGCGATGCCGCCTGGGCTGATGAGGACAGCGGCAAGTTCGCGCGGTTGCGCGACATTGCGGAGGTCGTCGGCGCTCGGCAGGAGAAGGCGCTCGTTTTCACGCAATTCAAGGAGACGACCGCGCCGCTGGCAGCATTCCTTGGCTCCGTATTCGGACGCTCTGGCCTCGTACTGCATGGCGAGACCGAGGTGAGAAAGCGCAAGGACTTGGTGCGCCAATTTCAGAACGACGAAAACGTTCCCTTCTTCGTGCTCTCCGTCAAAGCCGGTGGCTCAGGGCTCAATCTCACCGCGGCCTCCCATGTCATCCATTTCGATCGGTGGTGGAACCCGGCCGTGGAAAACCAAGCCACCGACCGCGCCTTCCGAATCGGGCAGAACAAAAACGTGCTTGTGCACAAGTTCATTTGCCGCGGCACCGTCGAAGACAAAATCGACCAGATGATCGAGTCGAAGCAGCAACTTGCTGGGGATTTCCTCATCGGCGGTGCTGACATGGTATTGACCGAGATGAAGGATGAGGAATTGCTGAGGCTAGTGGCTCTCGATCTGGGCGCAGCGATGAAGGAGGCCTGATGCATGAGCTACTACTTTGCATGGCGCCCCTATATCTCGGTCGCCGAAAAGCGCCGTAATGCCGAGCGTGAGGTGGCCAGGCTGAAGAAACGGGGACAGTCAATAGCTCCCGTAAGGATCGAGGGCCGCACGATTGCCAAGAGTTTCTGGGGCCAGGCGTGGTGCGCCAACCTCGAACGCTACAGCGACTACGAGAGTCGCTTGCCGCGCGGGCGCAGCTATGTCCGCAATGGTTCCGTTGTCGACCTGCAGATCGGCAAGGGCGACGTCACCGCGATGGTTGCCGGTTCCGAACTTTACAAGACCAAAGTGTCGATCGCGCCAGTTGCGAAAGCACGTTGGAAATCCATTTGCCGCGACTGTGCGGGAAGCATCGATTCGTTAGTTGAGCTGCTGCAGGGTCGTTTGGCCAAGGGGGTCATGGATCGGGTCTGTAGGGAGGGCGACGGTCTGTTCCCGTCACCGGGCGAGATCCAGCTCACCTGCAGCTGTCCGGACTGGGCGGACATGTGCAAGCACGTGTCGGCCGTTCTGTATGGGGTCGGCGCCAGGCTTGACGAGAAGCCTCAGCTTCTTTTCGTGCTGCGCGGCGTGGATGAAAACGAATTGATCGCTGCTGCCGGACATGTTCTTCCGCTATCGAGAGCGACACCCGCCGCCGCGAAGGTGCTTGACGACACTGACGTCGCGGCCCTGTTCGGGCTTGAGATGGCTGATACCGCCAAATCAGGCGGCACCGATGCCCCCAAGCGCAAACGCCCGAAGGTGTCCAAGACCGCTTCCAAACAGCTCAAGCGCTCCAAGCCCCGTGAAACGAAGCAAGCCTCTCAGAAACGACAAGGTCGGCGGGGCGCAGGCGACAAGCCAGCACAACGCATCACGAGGGTCGCGGAGTAGGCCCGAGCCCACATCGGTCTTGCTCGTTCTGGCCCGAAAGAGACGCGCCAACGGGTGGCCTCACCGCACCACCGCATGACGTCTGCGCTTGGGAATGGTCTCCGGTACCTAACTTGCTGAATTCGTGCGAATTTTCAAATGGGTACGGCCAGCCAGATTCATGGTTCGAATCCGGCTCTCTCCGCCAGGAATTAAGTATATGATACATATGCTATTTTCGACTTTGCCGCTCGTCAACTTTCCCCGCCTGTTCCGGGACTTTGTGCGAGTCGAGCAGTGAACAATTTTCGCACGGAGACAAATTCGTGCGGCATTTGACGCACCGGCCGCGTGCAAGTCTCGTTTGTGCAATTTAGTGGTACGGCAGTCTCTCGCCTACCAATTGAATTCGCGGCAGGAGAGCAAGACGCACAACGAGAGACGATCGAAGGGCCGTCAACTCTCGCGTGACCGACTGTCAATGAGCTGATGCAAACCCGAGACAGCGCCGTTGCTCGTTCCAATCAAGCGGCAGCCGCGTGTCGTCCATGAGGCGGCGCGCTGTCAGTTCAGGCGGTTGTTTGCCACTGAGAATCGCGCTGACGATATCAGGCGCCAATATCGTGAGACGGAAGAGCCGCGTCGCATAGGACGGAACGACGCCCTCGGATTTGGCAATATCCTCGAAAGTCAGGCTTCGATCCGCGAGAAGCTGATCGCGGATGGCGTTGGCCCGGACGAGAAGACGCACAAGGCCAGTGTCGGGAGTTGCGGGCTCCGAGCCATCGTCGACGATGATCCGCATCTCCTTGCCCGTGCGTTTGAGGCGAGCAGGAATAGATAGCGTTGTCACTTGGCGATTGGCCTCGGGTCGGGTTTTCTCGATCGCCACGGTTTGCTTGGCTGTTTCGTCAAGGCACCGACAGACCCGATCCTGATCCAATATGATATCAATGTGGTCCACGTAGACTTGGACGCGCACGATGCTTGAGCGCATAAATGCGCGGAGGCCTTCAATCGCTCGGTCATGGTCTTGCATGGCAAAATCTCTCGCGCGCTCGACCAGCCGCTTTTGGGTTACGGCGTCGGGAACGGCCTTTTGAACCACTTGAAGAACGAGAGTGGGCTGGGCGAGCCAGTCGCGGATGCGACGGACAACAAGCGACTCAAGGGCGGCAGCCGGAATTCGTTGGCCCTCGCTTTTGGCTTTCGTCGACCCTTCCAGCAATGACCGCGAGATGTAATACCGATAACGGCTGCCTTTCTTGTTCACATGCGTAGGGCTCATCCGGCCGCCGTGCGCATCGAATAAAATCCCGGTCAGCAGGCTTGGTTCATGGCCTGTCTTCCCCCTGGCTCGGTCGACGCGGTTCTCGGTGAGGATTGCCTGGACATTATTCCAAAGCGTTTCGTCGATGATCGCCTCGTGCTCGCCTGGATAGCCCTTGTCCTTGTGGACGATTTCACCACGATAAATCCGGTTCTGCAGCATCAAGTAGATCGCACCGCGGCCGAGTGGCTGGCCGCCATATCGGCTGCCATCGGAGGCCGTCCGGACCTTGCTGGCGATGCCAGCGCCATCCAGGTCCTCCTTCAATTCCCGGACTGACTTGAGTTCAATATAACGCCGAAAGATATGTCTGACCGTCTCGGCCTCTGTCTTGTTCACGATGAGCTTCCGGTCTTGGACGTCGTAGCCGAGCGAGGGCAGACCGCCCATCCACACGCCTTTCTTCTTGGAGGCCGCAATCTTGTCGCGGATGCGCTCGCCTGTGACCTCGCGCTCGAACTGAGCAAACGATAGCAGGATGTTGAGCGTCAGGCGCCCCATCGACGATGTGGTGTTGAACTGCTGGGTTACCGACACAAAGGAGACGGCATGTTTGTCGAAAATGTCGACGATCTTGGCGAAGTCCGACAGCGACCGGGTCAGCCGGTCGACCTTGTAGACAACCACCACATCGATCTGGCCCGCGCTCACATCCGACAGCAGCCGCTGGAAACCTCGCCGGTCCATCGTTCCGCCCGAGAAGCCTCCGTCATCATACATCTCGCGAACAAGGACCCACCCTTCGCGCTTCTGGCTGGCGATGAAAGCCTCGCAGGCTTCGTGTTGGGCGTCGAGCGAGTTGAAGTCCTGTTCCAGCCCTTCCTCGCTGCTCTTGCGGGTATAGATCGCACATCGAAGTCTTGCCGGGGTGCGGTTAGGCGCAGATCGATTAGCCATTGGCCACCTCCGCCGCATCGAGCGATCCGGTCTCATTCGAGCGTAATTGGCCATTCGATGCAGGCCTGCGGATCAAGCCGAAGAAGCGGGGTCCGGACCAATGGGCGCCGGTGATGGCATGTGCGATCTTGGTCAGCGATGGAAAGGCTTTGCCGGCATATTCCAACCCATCTTCCGTCACCACCACCGTGTGCGTCCGGCTGCGCCACTCCCGCACGAGCCGCGTGCCCGGCCTAAGGGACGAACCTGGCGTGACTACGATACTTCGATGCGGCGTTCTCCTATCGTTCACGATAATATTAATCAAGATGAGCGAGCACGCAACCAACAAAAACTTCTTTGCCAGCAATCGTTTGTTGCTATTTCGCGTGGCAATTTTCGATTAGAAAAATC